CTTCGATACTGGCAACGTGCGTTACAAGTCCCGCGAGCGCTACAGCTTTGGATGGAGTGACCCCCTTGGCGCGTGGGGCTCGTCTGGTTCGTCCTAAGCGAACCCGCATACAGTCTAGGTTGTGTGCTACAGAAAAGGGAGCTTCGGCTCCCTTTTTTACGTTTGGTTGTGTTATTAGTTCAGATACGGTACACCCTTTACGAAGTTTTATTTTCGTAATCCATTACGAAAACTTCCAATTCCCCGTCCATTGATGTACACTAGCGGCTAATTACTGGAGCTTGCTATGTTCTATGTCTACGTGTACCGCGACCCACGACCTCTAAAATTGAACCAGCCTGTGTATGTTGGCAAAGGCACGGGGAACCGTGATATCTCCCATTGGTCTAAAGGTTCACACAATAAGCCGTTTCAAGATTTCATATCACACTTAAAACTGCGCGGCTATGTGGCTCTATGTACGCACGAGATAGAAACTGAAGATGAGGCCGAAGCATTTGCTAAAGAGATTGAGCTAATCGCCCTATATGGGCGGCGCAATCTGAACACTGGAACGCTATTTAATCTGACCAATGGGGGTGAGGGAGGCAGCGGGGCTATTCGCTCTCCAGAAGACCGAGCAGTGACAAAATTCCACGCAACAGCTAATTGGAAACTAACGGAATACCAGCAGAAAGTTGCGGCGGGACAGCGCCTAGTTCAAGGAACCCCCGAAGCTAGGGCATTAAAATCTGCAAATAGCACAGAGGCATGGGCTGACCCAGAGACGCGTGAGAAGCGCCAGACAGGGATTAAACGCACTCGAAGTACCGTAGCATCAAAAGCTAAGACAAGTGCGCAGGCAACCGCACAGTGGAGCGATCCAGCATATGCGGCAAAGCAAACCGCTAATAATAAAGAGATAGCTAATCGGACTGAAGTAAAGGTGGCTAAAGCTGCTGCGGCTAAAGCGTTGTGGGCCGACCCAGTGTGGAAAGCAAAGATGCTGGCAGCGCGTAAAAAAGCTACCCCGTAATTATGGCCCTTTGCCAGCAGACTTCTTACGTTTCCGGCGTTTGGTCACAAACTCATCGTGGTGCAGGATACGGTGGCAGTTAGCGCATAAGACGATGCACTTAGCGATCTCAACGCGGAGCATTTTCATGTTCCTACGCTGCACCAAAATATTTACGCTGTGTTCTTTTGTGCCGGGTGGGTGGTGAAAGTCCATAGCTGCTGGATGGGAAAACCCACATATAGCGCAGGATAAAGTGGCTTTATATGCAGACCACTCTGTACGAAACTTGAGACTTACTTTAGCCGAAGCTGCGATTACCTTATCCCGGTTCTTAGCGTAGTACTTAGTAGACGCAATTTTAGCAGTAGCGGCACGCTTCTCAAGGTCTTTATAGGGCATGGATTATCTTGCATCGCCAGTGTAGTGTGTGCGTATCGCCCCACGGATTAGTAGGATCGAATAAGCGAAAGCCACAAGCAATTAGACTGTTAGTCGAAGCAGGGTTCTCATAGGTATCAGTTACTGCCCAGTTCATACCCAGAGCCTTGGCCTTTTTGAGACGTATCTGAATGAGTCGCTTCTGTAAGCCACGACCACGATGATCGGGTATAACACCAGCCCTGCATAGGTAAACGGTGTCTGACCAACGCTTAGAGGGAACTAGCCCAGAGAAAGCTACTGGCTCCATATCATCAGTAAACACTACGTGCCACCAACCTATCAGGGGGGCATACAAAACATCGTGCGGAAGACACCGTTTTTGTAGCTTATTTAATACCGCCATCCACTTCGGCTGAGTAGCGTCAACAAGGCGGATATGGTATTTCATAGGTGTATTGTCCCTTATCTTTGTGACAAGTGGTGTAGTTATTGACACTTCTCCAAATTGGTGTATATTCAAGTTACTCCGGGCTTTCCGGTGCATCAAACTGTCCCGGCAGACGACATACCGACTGATGCACTTATCTTGTATGTAAGGAATTATCATGGGATTCGCAACTCACCTCGGCCCTTGGCGTCTCGGCACGGTTAAAGAGACTACCGGCACTACTGCGGGCCTCGTCGATAACACCGGCTGCACTATCGTCGCTCAGATCGACAACCTGACTGCTGCTCAAGTAGCCGCAGGCACGGGCACACTGGGTTTCATCCCAGCCGGTGCATTCATCACGTCAGTTCAGTTCCTGACGACTACCCTGTTTGCTTCGGCCACTACGCTGAAACTGACTATCGCTGGTGTTGATGTTGCTACTGCTTCGACTATCACTACTGCCGGTACGATCGCTGTCGCTCCTGCTGCTACGTTCACTCCAGTCCAAGCCAACGTCGGTGCTACTGATGCGGCTATCACGTTCACTGCAACTGGTAGTTCTGCTACTGGCGCGGTTAGTGTTATCGTTGCCTACGTAGTGCTGGCCTCTAACGGCGCATCTGTTCCGGCTTCGGCTTAATTAATCTCGGGGGCTTCGGCCCCCGTCTACTAGGAGATTAATCATGTCTATGCAATCCGATGTAAATAGTACACACTTGAGCCAGTCAGGCTTTCTGTTCAATGGTCGTACTAGGCTTAAACAGATTACTTATGCAGGTAATGCTGGTCAGTATGGCAACTTGGCTATCTTTGACACAGCTACTGCCACTGTTGCAGGTGTCTATCAGCGTGCAGGAACACTTGTTACGGTAACTAAAACAGCACACGGCCTTAAAACCGGTGATGTAGTTGGTATCGCATACAACACGGCTAGTACTGTATCTGCAACTGATGGTAATTACACGATCACTGTCACGAGTGCTGATGCATTTACGATCACTGATCCTAATAGCGGAACCGTATCTGGTGGTACACCTTGTTTCTTTATCAACAACGGTGGTCGGTGGCTGACTTCGTTTAATACGCTTACTGGTGCTACTAGCGCTCAGCAGATCCTAATCCCCGGAGAAGGTGTGCTGGCTCAAAATGGGCTGTACGCTAACCTGACATACGTTACGTTTCTAACAGTATTCTACGGGTAGCCTCATGGACATAAATGACTTAGCTACTGTCGGCATGGGTATAGCTGTTTCTGGAATTGGTTGGATGCTACGTGAGCGGGCACAGGAAATTCAGCGTATAACGGTCTTGCTAAACCGTACTCGGGAAGAAATTGCCAAAGAGTATGTTACAAAAGCGGAAGTACATGCAGATATCAACCGAGTCCTAGACCGTATTGATAGACTAGGCGAAAAGATGGATCGTATTATGGAGATGGGTAATGCCAAGTTCCTCTAAAAAGCAACACAAATTCATGGAAGCGGTAGCACACTCGCCATCGTTCGCCAAGAAAGCAGGGATCCCACAATCCGTGGGCCAAGACTTTAGTAAGGCCGACAAGGGCCGTAAATTTTCAAAAGGTGGCGATATGGCTAAGATGAACCCAAAGTCCTTGTTCAAAGGCAAAGAGTCCATGAGTGAAGAACTCAAAGAAGCCAAGGCAATCAAGTCTGGCAAGATTACTCCTATGGAGTACGCTAAAGGCGAGAAGTCGGAGCCAATGAAGAAGATGGCTAAAGGTGGCTTCGTTCGTGCGGCTGACGGTATTGCCCAGCGCGGTAAGACCAAAGGTAAGGTCTGCTAAATGCGCCCCAGCCGTGGGATGGGGGACATCAACCCCAGTAAAATGCCCGGAGCCAAGACGGTTGTTCGCAAGGACAACCCGAACGATGTTTCAGTGTACGCAGACGGCGGCAAAGTAAAGTCTCTTGCATGGCAGCGTAAAGAAGGCAAGAGCCCAACAGGCGGCTTGAATGCGAAGGGGCGTGCGTCTTACAATAAAGCCAATCCGGGTAAGCCCGGTTTGAAGGCTCCGCAACCCGAAGGTGGCTCCCGCAAGGATTCGTTCTGCGCGAGGATGGAAGGCATGAAGAAAAAGCTGACTAGCGCCAAGACTGCTAAGGATCCTGATAGCCGTATCAACAAAAGCCTTCGGGCATGGAAGTGCTAAATGGCAACCTCTGGAACTGCAACCTTTAACCTTGACCTCGTTGAGTTGGTCGAGGAAGCATTCGAGCGTTGCGGTTCGGAGTTGCGCACGGGCTATGACTTGAAGACAGCACGCCGGTCTTTGAACCTGCTATTCGCTGACTGGGCCAATCGCGGCGTGAACATGTGGACATTCGAGCAGGGGTCTATCACACTGATCCCCGGCCAAGCCACCTACACGCTGCCAGCAGACACCGTTGACCTCCTAGAGCACGTTATCCGTACTGGCGCAGGCAATGCAGCCACACAGGCCGATCTGACGATCACACGTATCAGCGTCTCCACGTACGCCACGATCCCCAACAAGCTGACACAGGCCCGTCCTATTCAGGTTTGGATTGAGCGCTTGCAGCCAGCCCCTACGATCACCGTTTGGCCTACGCCAGATGCCAGCCAGACCTACACGTTCGTGTACTGGCGCATGAAACGGATTGATGATGCAGGCGACGGTGTAAATACGATGGCAGTCCCATTCCGGTTTATTCCGTGCATGGTTGCGGGTCTTGCATATTACTTGGCTCTGAAGCTTCCAAACGCAATGGATCGCCTGATGGTACTCAAGCAACAGTACGACGAGGCTTGGCAGATGGCTGCTGAAGAAGATCGTGAGAAGGCGTCTGTGCGGTTTGTTCCGCGTCAGATGTTCATAAACTAATATGGGCAATAGGTTCTCATCAGGCAAACACTCAATTGCTGAGTGTGATCGGTGCGGCCAACGGTTCAAGCTAACAGCGCTCCGCAAGGAGACGGTCAAGACGAAGATCCGCGAGATTCTAGTTTGCCATGAGTGCTGGGATCCAGATCACCCGCAGTTACTGTTGGGTATGTACCCGGTTTCAGACCCACAAGGGGTTCGTAATCCTCGACCAGATCGTAGTTACGTATCTTCAGGTCTGCTGACAGACGGGTATCAGGGCGAAGGTAGTAGGAATACTCAGTGGGGTTGGTCACCAGTGGGGGGTTCAAGATTTTTTGACGACACACTAACACCCAACTACTTGGCATTAGGTGTGATAATCGGTACAGTGACAGTTCAAACGACATAGGAGCCTATCATGGCATTTAAATCAGCAGCAGACGGCATTACCAGCAAGGGTAAAACCAAAGGTAAGAATTTTGGCGATAGCGGCCCAACAGTTTCATTGCAAACTGGGGGTAAAGGCAGCAAGGGCGGCAAGACTAACGAAGAGATGTTGAAGCTCGGTCGTAACGAAGCTAAAGTCGCAAACCAAAAGCGGGGTTAATCATGGCTAACTACAAGCAACCAACCAATATGGCCCCTGCTAGTATTGGAAAAAGTATTGACCCTAATACATTGTCTGCCAAACAGATGACACCGGACACTGCTACACCTCGCGTTAGCATGGGTGATCCAGCACGGGGTTCTACTAAGACTTCTGGTATCAAGATTCGTGGCACTGGTGCAGCTACTAAAGGCACGACGGCTCGTGGCCCAATGGCATAAACATGAACTATTCCCAACTCAGCGCGTCGATTCAGTCCTATACTGAAAATCAGTTCCCAGATACGTATCTGGCGAGCGGCGCTGCTGTGTCGAGCACAAGTCAGATCAACACTTTTATTGAACAGGCCGAGCAACGTATATACAACTCGGTGCAATTCCCCGTATTGCGTAAAAGCCTACAGGGCAATCTTGCGGCTAGTAATCGGTTTTTGGCTTGTCCGGCGGATTTTTTAGCGCCCTATTCATTAGCTGTCATATTGGCCGACAATTCCTACGTTTATTTGTTAAATAAAGATGTAAATTTTATTAGGGAAGCATATCCAAAAATAACATCTACGGGCGAACCAAAATATTATGCGTTGTACAGCGCACAGTCTTTTGCGTTAAACGACCTTGCATTCCTA